TTATTATCATATATAAACCCAGTCGTACCTGAATCTGAAGATGGGTTTTTAAATTTAATAGCATAGCCGCCAGAAGTAGCAGTATCTACATCTATATTGTTGCTAAAAGAAACAATCGAATCACTCCCAATAGTAATAGCTGTACTCGTAGCGTTATCATCAATACCTGTTGAGGTGAAGCCTGCGATAGTACCAGTCATAGTACCACCAGCTAGAGGTAATGCCGTACTCAGTAAGTTGGTTTGGGTTATTTTCTTGCTCGTTCCACTATCATTAACAACTAATTCTTCTGCTCCATCTGGTGCGGTTAATGCGGTTAATTCACTAATTTTCTTGTCTGACATAATTCTTCCTAATTTATTATCGGTTTAATAAGTTGTGGTAATCATATCACATAATTACCGTCTGTGTTTCTAAAGTGCGTTTCGCAATATTCCCTTGTTGAGATTTGTACTAATCCGCTTTGATCTGTTTCAACAGATAGAATAACAAACTCCCTATCTCTATCAAGTAAATCAGATTGTATAGTAATAACATCGCCCACTTCTAAATGGGCGTTCTTAACAGTCGTGGCGAATGATAATGCCAATGGTGTTTGTTTCAGCCTATATAAAGCCGTACCATCTCCAGTACCAGCACCAGTTGCTGTGAATACCGTGCCAACATTGTTATCAGCAGAGCCAATTAACGTAAAGTCAGTCGTGCCAGCAGTCTTGATTGCGTAGATTTTACCAATAACAAACTCGCCACCATTATGTAAACCCTCACTATAACGCATTGTATTTAAGGCAATTTGCGTTAATTCTTTAGCTTGAGCGGTATTAGTAACACCTTTAACATCAAGAATTTTCTCAATGGTTTGACCATCCCACGTTTGTAAATCAGTATCTTCAACCATTACTTGTGCTGATAGCCAGTTGTCTTGTGGATTGATATATTTGAATATAATCTTGTTAGCTATCTCAGTATTACCACGCATTGAAACGCTTAATGAATTACTAATAAAATCATCATCATCTAAAATATCGTCAATAGCTGTTTCTTTGCTGTTTACTTTTAACTTCCATTGTGTGCCAGAATGAACAATCTGACCTCTAAACGTGCCTAATACATCTTGAATAACTGATTGAATATTAGCTTGTTGAACGACTGCTAAATTACACGTCCATTCATTATCCTCGCAAATCTGTTTAGCATCCCATATTGACGAATAATCAATATCAGCATCAGCAATAGACAAGGTATCACGCAACAAATCTAAGATAATCTCGGCTGGGTTGTTTGAATATATCGGGTTTGTATAGTAAGTAGTCGCACTGGCTAACACTCTTATCTTCTTACCCTTTAACTCAACGGTTAAATTATCAAACTCAGTATTCTTATTGTCTTGAGCATCAAATACTTGGTGAACAGCTAAATATGCCACATCTTTTGGAACTTCAATTACCGAGTTGATGTTAGTATTGATTTTGAAGCTGTAAATTCTTAACTGCTTTGATGATAAATTGCCATTATCTAAAACTTCCCATAATGCGTCAAACTGTATGCGCCAATATCTATGAGTTTCAGCGTGATCTACATTAATTGTAATTATTTCGTCTTTGCTAAATGAATAGTCATCACCAGAATTAGCATTAGTCCACGTTGTATTATTATCTGAATATTGAATCGTCCAGCTTGTACCAACCTCACGCCCAGTATCTACGTTGTGAGCCAGTGTAAGCTCCATTGACGAGGCATAAGCAGTAGCACCCATATCAATACTCACATATTCACCAAGACCGTTAGAATTAGACGTTAACCAATATGTAGCGTCATCATCATCAAGTAGATTATCTCTATTAGCTGAAGTATCACCAGTTGATAAGGTTAAATTAGCCTCGCCAACTGAATATCCAGTGATCGTTGTAAATGCGTCATTAGCATATGTGTTGTCTTTGACGAACTCAATATCATTAATCGGCTCACGCACTGTATTAGCATTGTGCCATTGCAAGTGTGTATATTCATTTGCGTACCTATCGGAATAAGTACCAGATACATCTAATGTCTTATCATTGGCATAAATCTTTAATACATCTTCAATGGTGTGACCAGTAAGCGCAATAATTGACCAGTAATCACGATTGTAGCCATTTGCAGAATTATCATTATTAACAGCGCTATTAGTTGTTTGCCAAATGATATTTCCCGCAAGTCTATTTTCACCATAGACAATTGATACTGGTGAATAATTATCCTTGGTTGTCTTTAGCTTTTGACCAGCGTATGAATCAGAGCCAAACATATCACCCATTGATGGTGCTAATGCCGAGCCAGATATAGAAGCGCCGACTAATGTAATCGCACCAACTGTTAAATAATAAGCAGCACCAGCAGTAGCGCCACTTAATAGAGTTGTTGCTAATGTTGGCGCATAAAATACTAATGCTATTCCAGCAATAGCTTTAAAAATGTTACCTATACCCATATTAACCCCTTATTAAACAATATTCTGTCTGCCCCAGTAAACCATATCGCTCATAGCGCCAACAATAGATGTAAATTCATTTTGATTATACGTTCTTGATGGGTATGGTTTGTTCCAATGAACAAACGGCGTTGTTAGTGTAGCCGTTAATGCTTGTTCAGTCGCACTAAATGTATCAATTACGCCATTAAATAGATAATAAGCATCAGTAGTTTGAGCAGTAATAAAATCGTCCATATGAATGTAAGGATAATTATTAATATCTTCAGAATGAATAATACCGTAATCATAATAATCAGCGCCATCGCTTTGAGCATTGGGCGTATAGATAAATCTAATAATTCGTGCCTTATTGTTTCGCCATTCAGATGCTAATGCTTCCCTTGTTAGTTCACCATTAATATTATCAATGGATAAGCTTACCGAGTCAGATGACATACTAAAATCTTCATTCAATCTATCAAACGTAATAGACAAAGGCGTGTAATCATTAGTATTGTATTTAACAAACATTTCGTGGTCAGTAAATCTAAGCACCTCATCTAAATTACCCTCAAAATCATACATATCAAATTCAAACAAGTGAATGATAGCAAACGCATCATCAGACCTTACATAATTACTTAAATTTTTACTCATAATACCTCTACAATATCTGCTCTACAAGAATACAAGCCGTTTATATTTCTATCATATTTAAACGAATCTTTCATAAATATAGCTTTAGTAATAGCGCCCGCACCCTCAGTAATTAGCTTATCGCCAGCTTCAGTTGTTATAAAATAACCAGCTTCAGTTTTTAAATACTCAGTCAATATAACGCCACTATCTGGCATACCGAAGTCACTCATAATGCCACCACGCATACGATAGAACTTCAGCAATGCTAAGAATACAGTTTCAGATAATAACCACGATAACGTCCATTTCTTACGCAGTCCACCCCTATCTTTAATGTGTCTGGCTGATTGTCCAATATTAGAAAATAATGACGTTGATAGATACTCATAGTTCACTTGATACGGCGTTGCTGTTTCCATTAACGTAATGAATCCTGTGTCAGCTGTTGTTACTGGTGAATAGCTTGATGCTTGAGTAAATAAGTCTTGATATTCTGGATAATCAAAGAACACGCTTGATATTAGCTTGATCGTGCCAGTATATTTTAAATCAACACGAACAGAGAATTTAAACTCTCTAAAGGCATAAGTTGAAGCGTTAGAACCTGCTATATATTTATATCTTGCGTCTATTTCTGATAGTGTTTCTTGGCTTGTATTAGATAATTCAAACGTATTAGAATGATTTATTTCATAAGCTGACTTAAGATTATCAAATTTAGTCTTATCAATGTTCTTATAACTGATCGTTAATTCAATTGATGGAAGTGTGTTTCTGACAACTCGTTGGTTTTTGCCAGAGTTAAATTGAAGCGCGTTACCTTGCTTCATAAATTCTTCGACTTGAATATGGCTGTGACCATTAAGCAAGTCAGACGATAAATTAGTTAATGCCATTAGATAGTCTGTTTGATAGTTCTACGCACTGAACCATTCGTAGCCAAAGATGAATTGATGATACCCTCAATCGTGCTTCTATTATTTACAAGATAACTATTGAATGATGAAGCGTCAATTGCTTGAACATTAAAGTTAATCTCAGCAGTTGTAACATTGCCACCACCACCAACAGACATACCAGCATTCATAGCTTCAATAGCACCTCTATTCTTAGCAGCGCCA